ATCGGCACCGTTGTTGGCGGGCTGCTCGGCGGCATGTTGGGTTCGTACCTGGGCGGCAAGGCCAGCAGCGCCGCTGCCGGGCTCGCCTTGGGAGATACCAAGCCCAAGGCCGACCTGACCACCGGCAAGCCCGTTCTGCCCGCCGGCGCTGCAGAGGCCCTCGGCACCGTCAGCGCGCTCGCCAAGGCGCCGCCGGCGGCACCGCCGCAGGTCGATCAACGTTTCGAGTTCGCGCCGCGCATCGCGCTAACGGTACATGGCGACGTCAAAGACCCGCGCCAGCTTGCCGAAGAATTGATGCCGCACTTGCGCCGCCAGTTTGACGACTACGCCGCGCAGCAACGCCGGGCGGCAATGTCGGATCGCCCGCATCTGTAACGGAACACACCATGGATTTTCAGACCTTCGCATCCGCAGCGGCAACGCATGCGGCGCGCGCTGCCGAGCATGTCCGGCAGATGGAGCGGTTGCTGGACAAGCCAGACGGCACGGGCGAAGCCAACGCCCAGCGCCGCGAGGCGCAGGCCTTGGGTGACCTGAACAGCGCCGGCACCGCGCTCGCCGCTGCCGCTGAAGCGATTGGCGGCACAGGCCGCATGACAGCCGTACGCGGTGCGGCACAGCGTGCCCTCGGCCTGACAGATACCGCGCTGGTCGGCATCCAACGCACCGCCGTTGGCGAGCGCTTCAACACCGTCCTGCACGCCGCGCAAACCACCGGCGACGCACTGGCAACCGTGCGCCGCCGCCTCGATGCCGTGCTGCCCGCCGTCACGTCCAACGTGCGCAGCCTGGTGCCCAGCTACGCGCTCGGCCCGGACAAGATCCTGGGCGCCGGCCAAGCCGCAGGCGCCACCGAACGGCTGCTCGTGCTGTCGACGGATGACGGCGAGCAATTCCAGTTCGGCCTCAGCACGGCTGCATACGACCGCCTGCGCCGCGAGACCCGCTACAACATCGCCGCGCAGGAGCGCATCCAGCGGCAAGAGGCATTGCAGGCCGTGGGCGCGGGCGGCGACACCATCACCGTATCCGGCGCCATCTTCACCGCCGGCGGCGCAGGGGCAGGGCAGCTTGACCGCCTGCGCGCCATTGGCGCCGCACTCAAGCCCGTGCAACTGACCACCGGCTCGGGCGACGTGCTTGGCCGCTACTTCCTCGACCGCGTGGGCGAAGAGCAAGACGCGCTGTTGGCCGACGGCACGCCACGCAAACAGGGTTTCGATTTGGAGTTCCGACGCTATGGCGATGACTATCAGAACATCTGACGGTGACGTGCTCGACGTGCTGTGCTATCGCGCATACGGCACGCTGGCCGGCACCGTGGAGGCCGTGCTCGATGCCAACCCGGGCTTGGCCGCACGCCGTCAGCCGTACGCCGCTGGGGTGGAGATCTTCCTGCCCGACCTCACGCCCGCGCGTGACGAACCCATCCAGCTTTGGACGTAGCCCATGGAAGCGCAATTCGAAGTCCTGGCAGACGGCAAAGACATCACCGCGCTGCTGCGCGATCGCGTGCTGGAGATCCGCACCACCGACAAGCCCGGCATGGAAGCCGACCGCTGCGAGATCCGCCTGGATGACCGCGACGGCAAGATCGCCTTCCCACCCAAGGGCGCCAAGCTGCGTATCTCGTTCGGCTGGGCCGGCAAGGGCCTGTCCACACGCGGCACCTACGCCGTTGACGAGATCGAGGTCAGCGGCCCGCCCGCCACCATCGTCATTCGGGGCAAACCGGCCGACATGCGCGCCACAGCCAAGGCGCAGCGCAACGCCAGCTACACCGGCACCACGCTGGCCGCCATCGTGGCGAGCGTGGCCGCGCGGCACGGCTGGAAACCCGCCTGCACGATCGAGGCGCAAATCGACCGCACCGACCAGTTTGGCGAGAGCGATCTGCATTTCATCACCCGGCTGGCAAGGCAGTACGGCGGCACCGCCACGGTCAAGGGCGGCCGGCTCATCGTCGCCCCGCGCGGCGGTGGCAAATCCGCAGAGGGCAAGCCACTCGCACCCATCGTGCTGCGCCCGGAAGACCTGATGCGATATCGCCTGACGTTTCCCGACCGAAGCAGCGTCGGCGGCGTCAGAACCCGCGCGCACGATGCCAAAACGGGCCGCAAGGTCGATCTGTACATCCCCAACCCGGAAGCGCCCGACGGCGGCCCCGCGCAGGCCACGCACACCGATCGGCACGTGCACGCCAGCCCGCAGGCGGCCAAGGCCGCTGCCAAAGCCAAGCTGCAACACATGAACCGCAGCACCGCCGAAGGCGAACTGGAGATGATGGGCCGCGGCGATATCAGCGCCGAGAAAACGCTGCGCCTGCAAGGCTTCAAAGCCCAAGCCGATGGCGACTACCTGGCCGAGACGGTCACGCACATCTATGCCAACAAAAGCTGGCTGGTGAACGTGAGCCTGAATGGCGGCAACACCGGTAAGGCCAAGGCGGGGCAGGGCAAGCCCAAGAAGGCGGCCAAGGTCACCAACCTGGTCATTCCTGCCCCACCCAAGTAACAAGACACACGCGTTCGCAGCTGCGGCCGCATCCCAAACAGCCCGCCACCCGGCGGGCTTTTTCACTTCCAAGCCATGAACAAAGACACCTTCAGCAAGGCCGCCCTGCCGCCCGCGCTCGCCAATCGCTGGTGGCCGCACATCGAGGCCACCTGCAAGCGCTTCGGCATCTCCACGCCCGCGCAGCAAGCCGCCTTCATCGCGCAGATCGGGCACGAGTCCGGCGGGTTCACGCGCGTAACGGAATCCTTCAACTACGCCGTGGCAGCGCTGCCGGCCATGTTCTCGCGCGTCACGCCAGCATTGGCCGTCGCGCTCGGCCGCAAGCCCGGCGAGCGTGCCGTGCCGCTCGAGCGGCAGATGCGCATCGCCAACATCGCCTACTCCAACCGCTACGGCAATGGCGATGCTGCCAGTGGAGACGGTTGGCGCTACCGGGGCCGCGGCCTCAAGCAGATCACCTTCCTGGCCAACTACCGCGAGTGCGGCCATGCGCTCGATCTGGATCTCGTCACGCACCCCGAGCTGCTCGAGCGCGATGAATACGCCGCGCTCTCCGCCGGCTGGTACTGGTGGGCCTTCGGTCTCGGCAAGTTGGCTGACGCCGGCAAGTTCGACGAAATCACGCGCCGCATCAACGGCCCGGCCATGGAAGGCGCAGAGCCGCGCCGTGCGCGTTGGGCGGTGGCCAAACAAGCATTGGGAGCATGAATGGCAGAGCAAACAGGTTGGGGCGCGCTACTGCGCGTGGTGGACACGATTCTGCCCAGCGCGGCCGGCGCGCTGGTGTCGTTGCGCTTCATACCGGGCACGCCGGTGCAGCGCGTGGCAGCGCTGCTGCTGGGCATTGCCTGCGCGCATTACCTGGGCAACGGCGTCATTGCTTTGTGGCACGTGCCGGCGGGGCTGGAGTCCGACGCCATCAAGTTCATCGCCGGCGTGTTCGGGCTGACCATCGTCGGATACGCATACGGCGAGCTTCCTGCGCTGCGGCGCCTGGTGCACGACTGGCTGCAGCAGGCAGCCCAACGCTGGATGGGAGGCCGCAAAGAATGACGATCAGCCAAAACGACGTGCTCACCGCCATCGACATCGTCGCGCTTGTGGCCATCTGCGCGGGCGCCGCGTGGTCTGCGCTCACGCAGGCCATTCCGCATGGGCTGCGCGGCGCGCTGCTGCTGTGTGCAGTCGCACTGTGCGCGCTGGGCAGCGCCTCCACGGCGCTCAGCGCCAATCACGACATCGCCACCGTGCAGCTGCATTGCGCGCTGGCGGTGGCGGGCCTGTGGGTCACTCACATCATTCGACAAGGCAAAGCTAATGAACTTCGCAATGATCCGCCTGGTGGCAGTGGCGGCAGTAGCTGCAGCAGCGGCATGGGGCTGGCAAGCCAACCGCTACGACAAGACCATCGCGCAGATGCAGCGCGACCACGCCATCGAGCGCCAGGCCGCCGTCGATACCGTCGTGACGGCGCTGCAGGCTGCCATCGACAAACACCGGCAGCTTACCGACCAGCTCGACGCGCTCGACCGTACCCATTTCTCGGAGATGCAACGTGCCACCGCTGAAAACACGCGCCTGCAGCGCGCTCTTGCTGCTGGCACTGTACGGATGTCAGTGCGCGCCCGTTGCCAGCCCGACGCCCGTGCCGGCGCAGGTGAAGATCAGCCCGGCGCTGGCCTGGGCGATGGAGCCGCCGGCCGATGTGAACTATCTGGAGAGGATGCGGCGGATCTTGTCGATCTCTTCGCCGGGGCGGAGCGGGATGCTCAGAAATTGAGGTATTTGCAGGGGAGGGAGCGGGCGCTTGAGGGACAGGGTGCTTGTGTGCAGCCCTAGACAATGAGGCGGTATTGCCGTAGCAATGCGCCTCGCTATAATCGGCTAGCGCTTTGGTGTGTCGTTGGGCGCCCCAATCAACTCGAACCAAAAAGCCGATGTCCAACCTTGAAAATCGTGCCAATGCGCTTGGAGATGTCCGGGCGGAGAACGACCACGCAATGCTCGACACTGCGTTCTTCGAGGGGCAAGACTATAAGATTCTCTTCGAATCTGACGACAGGTTCGTCGTAGTCGGCCGGCGCGGCACTGGGAAGAGTGCCCTGACGTATCGTCTCCAAAAGGAATGGAGAGAAAAGAAGTATTTTGTCGTCGTAGTCGCTCCCGATGAGGAAGACGTATTCGGCTTGCGCGCCGTGGCGTCGAAGTTCGGCACGACGGTAACGCGAGTGCGTGCCGCCATCAAGACCGTTTGGCGATACGCGATGGCAATGGAAATTGCTCTCCAGCTCAATAATTACTACAAGACAAAAAAATCGGTTAGCGAATCTGATATCTTGCTTCCCCTTCTGAGGTGGGAAAAAAGTGGCTCTAATATAATTTCGCGGACAAAGATCGCCCTGAAAAACTCACTTCATGCCGAAGACTCCCCGGATGAGGCGATCTCCGAGCTAGCAAGTAGACTCGATGTTAACCATGTGGTTGCCGAGGTTGACCAAATCCTCGCCAAGCTTGGCAGAAAGGCTATGGTTATTGTTGACCGCCTTGATGAGGGTTACGAGTCCGATGATGTCGGCATAGGAATCGTTGATGGAATTATTTACGGTGCCGATGACCTTAGAAACAAGACGAACAATATAAAGTCAGTTCTGTTTCTCAGGGATAACATTTTCAGAGCAATTCAGATCTCTGATCAAGATTTCACTCGCAATGTTGAGGGAAGCGTCTTGCGGCTACATTGGGATACGCAGGAGCTTTTCTACCTCGTATGTCGGCGTTTGCGCGCGGCTTTTGATATCGATATTGAGAGTGATATAAAACTGTGGAACAGTGTCACATCAAATGAGCTACATGGGCGCGAGGGGTTTCGAGCATGCTTAAAGCTCACGCTGTATCGTCCGCGCGACTTAATTTCGTTGCTGAATACCGCTTTCCATAATGCAAAAAAACAAGAGCGAAAAACGCTGATTCCTGCAGACCTTCAAGCGTCGGCAACTCATATCTCTTCGATACGATATGACGATTTGCGCAAGGAATATTCCTCCGTATTTCCGGGGATTGGTGAGGTCACCAAAGCTATTGCGCAATGCGGTCCGAAGTTTTCGGTGGATCAAGGGTTACGCATTCTTGACGACCTTTTGGAACAACCCGCTCTGGCTGCCGAAACTGCGCTGCATATCAAGATCATCGGTGGATCAATGGAGGTCTTGAAGACGCTTTACGGCATTGGGTTCGTTGGCGTCGAGGATGATGGGACTGGAAACTACATCTTCAGCCACGATGGCAAGAAGGCTGACCGGCTTTTTGACTCGAAATCGAACTTTCTTATCCATCCTTGCTATTGGAATGCGCTGGGCATCCGAGGCGAGGTTTCTGACAGTGCCAACGCTGAAGAAATCTTTGACGAGTATGAAATCACCATATCCTCTTTGGTGAAAGAGCAGCGGAATCAAGGCATAGGCCGGATGATCAGTGAGCTCAATCAGATTGAAACCGGCTTAGATCATGCGGCGGAGTTCGAAGACTGGTGCAAGCGTGCAATAGAGCTAATCGCTGCCCGTAGGCTAACCAACATACAGCTAAAGCCTAACGGGAACGCTTCGTCACGGCGCGACATCGTTGCAACCAATAACGCGACAGAAGGATTCTGGCGGAGGGTTCGTGAAGACTATAACTCCCGCCAGATTGTCTTCGAGGTTAAGAATTACGAGCATCTCGGGGTGGATGAATATAGACAGGCGAATTCATACCTAGTCAATGAGTACGGCCGCTTCGCTTTCATAATTTGCCGCGATAAGCAGAAGGAACTTTCAAAAGGTGCTGATCTGGATGCATTTCGAGAGTTTTACCAGCTCCATAAGTCAATGATTGTCAAGATTACCGCGAGCTTCGTGGTCGCAATGCTATCGAAGCTCCGAAGCCCGCAGAAATACGATACGGCAGACGAGCAACTTGAAAAACATCTAGACGCTCACATCCGTTTGTATGCATCGGGGCAATCCGATGTTGTCTCGAATAGGAAGCGTTCGAGGAAATCGTAGACGTATCCGCCATGACGGCGAGGCTAGAAGCCGTCGCGCGATCGCCCGCACCGCCGCCAACCCGCCCAGCGATGCGAGCCCCAGCCCACCCGCTCTACACCCCCGCCTCAATCAAATCCGAAATCTGCACCGACGCCCGCGCAAAGTCCGTCAGCGCGCGTGCGCGCTTGTGCCGATAGCTGCCGGAGGAGATGACGACGGGCTCTTTGGCGTCGTCGTGCTGCAGGACGATGAGCATGCCGGTGTAGCGGTCTGCCTGGTAGATGTGTTTGTTGAGCAGTTGCAGCGCGCGCTCGACGTCGGCGGGGTAGAGGCTGGCGAGCTCTTCGGGTGTGAGGGCTGCGCGGGGCGCGGCGTCGATGCGCGGTTGTGCGGTGAACTGGCCGGTCTTGCGGATGGTCGGCAGGACGATGGACGTGACCCACTTGCGGAAGCGGTATGGCACGGTGCCGGGCTTCACTGCGTCGCGGCATCGCAGGACGAGGGTGTACATGCCGGATTCACTGATGACGTTGGCCTGATCGTTTCCTCGGGATATGCCCTGAATTGAAGTTAGGGCTTTCTCGTCAGCGTCGAGAGAAAGAAGCGCCTTGGTCGGATTCGTGAGTTGCAGGGCGCGGCACACGTCGGCCGCGACGAACCAAGGCTCGTTGTCACGCATGACAACGCGTACCGAATAGGATTCGAAATTGAAGGTATTGGGGGTAGGGGCGAGCGCGGACGCGCCAACAGACGTACCAGTCATGGCATGACTCCGAAGTAGCGGTATTTGAACCGCCAACCCGACGCCAATCGGGTGGGCGGAACTGTGCAGGTTGGCGTACCGGTACTTCGGAACCGGCAGGGCCGAAGCCCTCCCACACAGCCCGCCCGAAGGAGAACCATGCTGCGCAAACAAAAAGCCGCGTCCAATGTGCAGGCGCGGCTCTTGTGCGCCGAAGTATACCGGGACGCCAATCCCGTGTGCCGGTGTTTCCGGCGACCGGCCGAGTATACGGCTGGTTGGACCTACGTGCAAACCAGCGCGCCGATGCAGTCTGACAAAGAAAACCAGCGGTCATCCGATTCGCAGTACGGTGGGCGGCGAATATGTGTAGCCCGTCATTCGTTTTCGGGCGGGTGGACCGTAGAACGCTTGGCAAACGGATAAGGGCATCGAAACCCCTTTAGCCTACGAGTCTGTGCCGCGCTGCTGCTTGTCGAAATTCAGCCTCGCCTCGCGGAAGCGGTCCGCACTCTCGACGATCCAGGTCCACAGAGGAACCATGCGAACGAGCAATTCCATGCCGGTGTCGGACAATTCGTACTCCACCCTGGGCGGGATCTCTTCAAAGTCGTGACGGACCACCAAGCCGTCACGCTCCAACTGTCGCAATGTGCGCGTCAACATACGTTGAGTAACGCCGTGCATGCGCCTACCGATTTCCGCATGGCGCAGCCTGCCGTACACGCCGAGGGTGTGGACGACGCCGAGCGACCAACGGCTCCCAGCATGGGCGAGCACCTCCCGCCGCAACCCATCATCATCGTCCCTCAGGCCATCACATACGGTCTGCGAATATTTGAGAAGTTCGTCTCGATTCAACTACCTAGCCCCCAGTATCACGCGTGTACCTTCTTTTACGCCCGCCCGTGCATCGCTAGACTGCTGCAACTCATTCCTTAGCAGGCTAGACGATGAACCAAACAGATCCTAACTCTACGTCTCAAAACATTCTCGTGCTCGGTGCCGGGGAACTCGGCCTCCCGGTGCTGCGCAATCTTGCACGCCGCGCGAAGGACGTGGACGGTGCGAAGATCAGCGTGCTGCTGCGCGCAAGTGCCGTTGAGTCCAGTGCACCAGGCAAGCGGCAAGATATTGCGGAGATCCGAAGTCTTGGGATCGAGATTGTCGTAGGCGATCTTGTGAAAAGCTCCATCGACGAGCTCGCCGAAGTCTTCGCGCAATATGACACGGTCATCGGTTGCGCGGGTTATGCAGCGGGCATCGACACGCCAATGAAGCTGGCACGGGCGGCCTTGCAGGCGCGCATCCCGAGGTACTTTCCATGGCAGTTCGGGGTCGATTTTGATGTGATTGGTCGCGGCAGTCCGCAGGACATTTTCGACGCACAGTTGGACGTGCGTGAGCTGCTGCGCAGTCAGCACCAGACTGAATGGGTCATCATCTCGACCGGTATGTTCATGAGCTATCTGTTTGAGCCGGACTTTGGTGTTGTTGACCTGCAAAACGACGCGGTCCACGCCCTAGGCAGCCTTGACACCGCTGTAACGCTGACGACGCCCGATGACATTGGGGCGCTGACCGCCGAGATTGTGTTCGCCAAACCGCGTATCCGGAACGAGATTGTCTATCTGGCCGGCGACACCGTGACCTACGGAGAGGTCGCCGACAAGTTGCAAGCGGCCCTCGGCCGCCCCTTCAGCCGGTCCGAGTGGAGCGAGCAGTATTTGCTCGACGAGCTGGCGCGCGACCCGCACAACATGATGCGCAAGTATCGCGCGGCTTTTGCTCAAGGGCGGGGTGTCGCGTGGGACAAGAGCGGGACGTTCAATCAACGCCACGCCATTCCGGTCACTGACGTGGCATCGTGGATCAAGGCAAACCTTGAGTCGGGGCGCGGTGAGCCATCGTGAGTTCGACGATCTAGGCAAACGGCATCGACGAGGACTCTCCGAACAGAAGGGCCGGCCCCAAACGGGTGCGGACTTCCGTGTTCCGAATTCACGTTATCAGAAGTCTAGTCGGCACCGGCGACGCCTGAAAGAAACGTGACAGGTGGCGGGACTGGCCAACAGCAGTCAGCACCAGTCGCCCGAACCGCCGCCAACCCGCCCAGCGATGCGAGCCCCATCCCCCCTACACCCCCGCCTCAATCAAATCCGAAATCTGCACTGACGCGCGCGCAAAGTCAGTCAGGGCGCGTGCGCGCTTGTGCCGATAGCTGCCGGCCGAGATGACGAC